GACATCAACGCTGCTCTAGGTCTGCCTAATGAAGCACGCACGGGTCTATCAATGCTGCTTAAGGTGATGGCAGAGCAGGGTCTGATTAAGCGTCATGAACTAGGAGCACGGTGGGTAGAGTACACCCGCCTGATGCCCCTACGCAACAGAGAGCGCATCGCCCGTTGGTTGTGGCAGTGAGTTAAGTGGCACAGGGCTGGTTGACAGTCCTATTAGTTCGGGATTCGCAGTGCCCCGTTGCGGGGCGTTGCCGCCCGCCGCCGCGTATGCCCCCCCGTTTCTAAAACGCTAAGGTACCATTAAGCTATAAAGTCTTGCTTTCGCGAGCTCTTTATAGAACTCTACACTTTTCTATATAAAACAAAAATGGAAACAGAAATACCTCTTATGCAAAAAAATCCGGGTGAAAATTTTTCGACCGTAGGGGTCGATCCTGTAACAGGTGAATATGTCATTCAAGTACCAGAGTGGATTATCTCTGAATTTGGATGGTATGAAGGTACACAGTTAAATATGGAGGTTGATAAAGATGCTATCGTGATTACCGAACTCAAAGATTGACGTGCTCTTTATAATGGAGTATAATTACATTTGAATGCATTCACATTTTAATTTGACCTAATTATGGCAAAAGGATTTACGGTAAAAGCAAAAACGCCCGTTGCGGCAAAGAAAGAACCTGAATGGGATTACGTTAAAGCAAGAGAGATGGTTAAAGGAAAAACCATTGTATTCTGTTTACCAGGTCGCGGTGTATCATATACGTATCTGAAGAACTTTGTACAATTGTGTTTTGATCTTGTACAGTCTGGAGCAAGTATTCAGATTTCACAAGACTATAGTTCCATGGTGAACTTTGCTCGTTGTAAGTGTCTTGGAGCAAATGTTCTTCGTGGTCCTGATCAGAAACCATGGGATGGTAAGTTGAATTATGATTATCAGTTATGGATTGATAGTGATATTGTGTTTAACACTGAGAAGTTCTATCAGTTAGTATTGATGGACCAGAACATTGCAAGTGGTTGGTATTGTACCGAAGACGGTCAAACCACCTCAGTTGCACATTGGATGGAAGAAGATGACTTCCGTAATAATGGTGGTGTCATGAACCATGAAACACTTGAGAGTATTGCTAAGCGTAAGAAACCATTCACTGTAGACTATGCAGGATTTGGATGGTTGCTGATCAAGAATGGAGTCTTTGAGCACGAAGAGATTAAGTATCCTTGGTTTGCACCGAAGATGCAAGTCTTTGAATCTGGAGAAGTACAGGACATGTGTGGAGAGGATGTAAGTTTCTGTCTGGATGCAATTGCAGCAGGATTTGAGATTTGGTGTGATCCTCGCATTCGCGTTGGTCACGAAAAAACTCGCGTTATCTGATATGTCTCAGGAGATTTATACAATTCTCCATAACGGTCAAGTGCTTGCTAAGGGCTTGACCCAAGAGGAATATCTTGATAAAATGATGGACCTGGCAGAAGACTTCTATACGTCAGGTACTCCGAATCCTTCGGAGATTGATACTAAAATTACTACAGGTTAATTATGGCACGCTCTAGAACTGGTCTTAATGGGCAAACATTCGTAGAATCCCAACCGAAAAAAACTCGTCAAGGACAAGGAAAGAATACAAAATACGCCGCGACTTCTCGCAATAATGCTAAAAAATGCTATAAAGGGCAAGGTCGATAGATATAATAGTTGTGTTACGTAATGTATGGCGTGCTTGATTGCTAATCTTCCTTCAGTGGAAGTATGGGTTCGTAAGGAATATCTTACAGATCATCAGTTCGGTCATGGAGAATTTGTTAAAGGCGTTTGGGTATCGGTTAAGTCGATACCTGGACGTGCTTTTTATTTTGAGACATACTTACCAGAGTATGCTGCCATGTACGATAAACTTCCTATCAGTGCATTTGTAACAGATCCTGAGACACCAACACCTGATATGAGTTTACCTAACCTACAGTTCTGGAATTGTATGGACTATGGTGTCGTATCTGTTGATAAGAAGTTTATTGGTTCAATGGACTTTGAATGTTATACAAGAGATCATGGTATCGTGAAGGGTACTTATGTCTGTACGATTGATAACTATCACCATGATCCAGACTATGTTGATTGGGCTACAAGTGAAAATCCTGCTGAACATAAGTCTCATAATCTAATCGAACTAGAAAATGGACAGTTTGCTCTGTATCCTAATAATAGAATGCGTATTTTTGATAATAGTTTGACACCTATTGATCCAAAAATGCCCGACTTTAAGGTATCAACACAGTATTATTCAGTAGAAAATGGTTATGATCGCCTTGGAATGGGTCGTGAAGATGAATATCATTGGAAAACTGCTAAAGAACGAGCAGAAGAGGACAAAATAAATACTGATGAGGGATAAAACCCTATAAAAAGTTTTAATTAATACTATCGGGAGTAATATTAATATGGGAAATTCACCTGTAGATAGAGACATAGATTATATGTACCAGACATACGGAACTAAAAGATTAATTACCGACTATTGGACCAAACCACCTGAAATCGATGATGATGTAGAAAAACTGGATGAGAATAAGCAAAATCCTGAGTAAGGGATATAAATAAATTCAGGAAAATCTATCACATCAATGCCTTCTTTAAGGATTTCAAAAGGATTTAAAGATATAAGTTTCTCATTTGACCCACATCCTGTGACGAAGGATCTCCCTATACTCGTTAATGAGCGTGCAATCATCAGATCTGTACGTAATTTGGTAGAAACAATCCCAACAGAGAGATTTTTTAACTCTGATTTGGGATCTGATGTTAGAGCAAGTCTGTTTGAACTTGTTGATATTGCTACAACAAAAGTTATTGAAGACCAAATCCTCGAAACAATTCGATTTTATGAACCTCGTGTCGAAAATACCTTCGTAGAAGTTGACATTAGACCCGATAATAACAGTTTTGATGTAAATGTCTACTTTGATGTTGTTGGATTAGATTTACCACCTCAAGAGTTCTCTTTCATTTTAGAGACAACCCGATAAAATATGCCTTTTACTCAATTTACAAATCTCGATTTTGATCAAATCAAGGCTCAAATCAAAGATTATCTCCGTGCAAATTCAAATTTCACGGATTTTGACTTTGAAGGGTCTAATTTTTCAGTACTAATTGACACCTTAGCATACAATACCTACATTAATGCATTCAATGCGAACCTTGTAGTCAATGAATCCTTCTTGGATGGTGCTTCAGTTCGTGAAAACGTAGTTTCTTTAGCAAGAAACATTGGTTATGTACCACGCTCTAGGACCGCTTCTAAGGCAAGTGTGTACTTTGACGTGCCAGTTGATCCATCTCTTAGGACTTTAACTCTTCAGGCAGGTCTGACGTGTATTGGAGTGAGTAATAACTCATCATATCGCTTCTCACTTCCAGAAGACGTGACTGCGATTGTACAAAATGGGATTGCATCATTTGGAACTGTAGATTTTCCAAGAGAAATCTTCCAAGGTTCGTTACTATCAAGACAATTTTTAGTAAATACTGCACAAGATCAGAGATTTATACTCGATAATCCAAGTATTGATACGTCTACCATTAGATGTTATGTAAAACCTAATGGTGGTACTGGTTTAGGGCGCGAATTTAAGTTAATTGATAACATTTTGAATCTCAACGAGAATTCTGAGGTGTTCTTAGTCCAAGAAGTTCAAGATGAAAAGTATGAATTATTGTTTGGTGATGGATATTTTGGTAAAAAGTTGGAAAATGGCGAATTTATTACCGTAAGATACCTTGTAACTGATGGTGAAAATGGAAATGGACCATCAAGATTTGATTTTCAAGGTACTTTTGTTGATGAAAAGGCAAATTCAGTCATTCCAAGTGGGTCTATTACCGTAAATACAGTTCAAAAGGCACAAAATGGTGGAGAAATTGAAGATGTTTCTTCAATTAAGTACTTTGCACCTCGTTTGTACTCTGCACAGTATAGAGCAGTCACTGCAAGGGACTACGAAGCGATTATTTCGGAGATATATCCCAATACAGAGTCTGTAGCAGTTGTTGGTGGAGAAGAATTGTCCCCACCTAAGTTCGGTAGTGTTCAAATTAGTATCAAACCAAAAAATGGAACATTTGTTTCAGATTTTGATAAGCAAAATATTCTCAATAGACTAAAGCAATATTCTATTGCCGGTATTAATCAAAAAATTATTGATCTAAAAATTCTTTATGTTGAACTTGATTCGACAATTTACTACGACATAACTAAAGCATCAAATGCTGATGATCTTAAAACTAATATTTTAGATGTATTAACGTCATATTCTAATAATATTGATATGAATCGTTTTGGTGGACGTTTCAAATATAGTAAAGTTCTTCAATTAATTGATAGAGTTGACAATGCAATTACGTCCAACATAACTAAGATTATCATTAGAAGAGATTTGCAAGCATTAACAGGTCAATTTGCTCAATATGAACTATGTTTTGGTAATAAATTTAATGTAAAACCAGGTGGATTTAATATTAAATCCACTAAGTTCAAAATAGCAGGTGAAACTGAAGATGTATCAATCATTGATACCCCAAATAGTGATCTATCTACAGGTACACTTTCAGTAGTTAAAGTTGATACTGAAGGGAATATAGTTGTTGTTGCTAAAGTTGCAGGAACGGTTGATTATGTGAAGGGAGAAATTATTTTGAATACTTTAAATATTGCTTCAACATCTAGACCAAACGATATAATTGAAATTCAAGCATATCCAGACTCTAATGATGTTATTGGACTTAAAGATCTTTATCTCAGTTTAGGCATTTCTAATAGTCAGATAAATATGGTTAAAGATGTTATTGCATCTGGTGAAGACATTTCAGGCGTCACATTCACAAGAGATTTTTATACATCAAGTTATTCAAACGGATCATTAGAGAGGAAATAAAATATGTCCAATTTTGAGAAGAGAGTGCAACTCAATAAAATTATTGAGAGCCAACTTCCAGAATTTTTAGTTGCCGATTTTCCAAAAGCGGTAGACTTTTTCAAGCAATATTATATCTCTCAAGAATACCAGGGAGGTAATATTGACTTGGTGGACAACCTTGACCGTTATATTAAGGTTGATAATCTTGTTCCAGAGGTTGTTGTTGGATCTACAATTCTTTCTTCAGATATTGACACTTCTGCAACCACAATTACCGTCGAATCAACAAAGGGATTTCCGGATGATTACGGTCTTTTGAAGATCAATGCTGAAATTATTACATATACTGGAAAAACCGATACATCTTTTACTGGGTGTATACGTGGTTTTAGTGGCGTTACTGGATATAATAAAAATATTTCCGATAATATTAACTTCAGCAATAAAGAAACTCTTTTATTTTCCGAGACAGAAGCATCTGCACATAAGACTAATGATACTGTAACAAACTTAAGTGTTATATTCCTTCAAGAATTTTATAAAAAGTTAAAAGCAACTTTTACTCCTGGATTCGAAGATCTTAAATTTGTAGATGATCTAAACGTTGGAAACTTCATTAAGAACGCTAGAAACTTCTATCAGGCAAAAGGTATTGAAGAGTCGGTTAAAATACTCTTCAAGATCCTCTACGGTGCCAATGCGGAGGTTATAGATCTTGAACAGAGACTTATAAAACCTTCTTCTGCAGAGTATATTCGAAGAGAAATTTTTGTTGTTAAAAATTTACCTTTTTTAAATGAAAAAACTGGTTTTTATGAATATGGAGATCCTTTTAAACTAAAAGGTCAGACTATTTTTAAAAATGATGATACAGATGTAAGTGCATCAATATCTGAAGTTGAAATATTTACAAGAAATTCTGAAACATTTTATAAACTAGGTGTCTTTGTAGGTAATAATGATAGACAGCATATTCGGGGATTATTTTCTGTTCCTGGTGCTTCTAGAGTTATTGAAGATGTAAATCCAAATGATTCTATTATTACAGTAGATTCTACAATTGGTTTTGGTCATACTGGAACCCTTATTACAAATACTGAGTCTATTAATTTTATTACTTCAACATCTAATCCGGTAACAATAGTAGATTCAAATACTGTTATCACGTATACTTCTAAGAGTATTAATCAATTTTATGGTTGTGTTGGTGAAGGTGGCGATATTGGAATTGGTTCTACCATAAAACTTGGACAATTAATTAGATCTAATGAAAGTGTTTTGGGATATGAAGATGGTGATATTACTAAAGAAGTGCATTTGCGTGTAACTGGTGTACTTTCCGAATTTGAACCTCTTGAAGATATTCCTCTTATGGAAGATGAAGAGGAAATTGGTGTAAGAAATTTAGGAGAGATAATTCCAAATCCTGAAGGTGATCAGACTTTTAAGGAAGTATTTGCAAATTCATGGATTTACAATACTAGTACTCGTTACATTGCAGAATCAGTAAATGGATCTACATTTTCTTTAGGATTTAATTCTGTTGTTAATGAGGCATCATTAAAAGTTGGAGATTTTGTAGAAATTGTTGCCGGTACAATTGGTATCGGGACCGTTGCCTATCCATCTACATCTAGTGGATCATTTGCAACAGTATCATCTATTGATTTTGCAAACAAAACTGTTACTTTAACAAATACTTCAGGATTTGTACCAGATCCAACAAGATCATATAGTATTAGAAGGAAGATAATAAAAGCGTCTAGTTCTGGTGCAGATCTTTTGCATGGAAATAATACTCAAGTTTCAAATATTTTAAACGTATATACTGATAATGATGGAACACATGGATATGTTGCATCCAACTCATTGCCTGGATATGAAATTGTAGAAAATATTGTTGAAGAAGTTAATATAGAAACTTCGCCTGGTAGCTCACTTTCAGATTTTGATTCATTCTACAAGGCATATAATTTAATTGAATTTTCAAATCCAGTTCTTTTTGAGGATGGTGATAAGATAGTCTACACATCAGATTATCCATATTCTGGATTAGAGTCTGGAGAAACATATTATATTACGGTAGTATCTGAAAGAAAGATTAAAGTTTATATTTCTAGAGAAGTTCTTGCAAGTGGAGAACATGTAAGAGTTGGACCAAATGCAGTTGCTGGCACACATACATTTACTCTTGATCGTCATAGTAATAGAAAAATTGCCGATAATAAAATTTTAAGAAAATTTCCATTAGCACCATCTGATAATGATATTAATTCAGATAAGAGAATTGATGGTTCTATTGGTATTTTAATTGATGGTGTTGAAATAGTAAGTCCAAATTCTCAAAATAAAGTTTACTATGGTCCACTAACATCTTTTGAGGTATTAAATGGTGGTAAAGATTATGATGTAATTAGTTTACCCGAAATTTCAATTAGTGCGGGGGTAGGAGGATTTGATGCAAAAGTACAACCTTATGTTAAAGGTTCTGTTAAAGATGTTTACGTAGATCCACAAGACTTTGATGTTAAGAGTGTTAGTTCTGTTAGTTTAACTGGTGGTAATGGTTCTGGATGTACATTAGAACCAGTTGTTGGATCCAGATTCCGCGAAATAAAGTTTGATAGTAGAAGACTTGATCTCGGTGGTGGAATTGATATTAATGCAGAAACTATTACATTTACTCAAAACCATAACCTAACCACTGGTGATGTAATCATTTACAATCAAAATGGAAATGATCAACTTGGAATTGGTGTTGCTGGAGATTTGACTAATACTCAAAATGGTACACTACAAAGTGGAGATGAGTATGTTGTAGGATTTATTAACACAACAACAATTCAACTTTACAAAACAAAAGCAGATGCTCCAGAAATAGATCAAAATTTTAACGTAACTAGACTGGGAATTAATACTGTTGGTCTTACAGAGGCAACTACTGCTTCCGGTATTCATAAATTCAGAACACAATTTAGAAACAATTTAAGATATGTTAAAGTTTTAGATCCTGGTTCTGGATACTCTAACAGAAAACTTAGGGTAAAAGCATCTGGTATCTCGACTTCTTATGATACAGTTAGCTTTAAAAATCATGGATTTGAAACGGGTGAGATTGTAAACTATGAAACTACTGGTACAGTAATTGCAGGTTTATCTACAGCAAATCAATATTCTATTGTAAAAGTATCTGATGATACTTTTAGTCTTATCAATGTTGGTATCGGCAGATCAATTACAACAGATCTGACAAAATTTAAAATAACAAAATTAAATTCCCAAGGAACTGGATATCAAATATTCAAAGATCCAGAAATTAAAGTTGAAGCATCTTATGTTGGATCAGGCACCTTTACGTTTACTCCTATTGTAACTGGACCAATACATGATGCCTATTTGTATGAAAGTGGTGCAGGGTATGGATCAACTATATTTAATGTTCATAGAAAACCTATTATTTCTCTCTCTAGGGGCAAAAATGCTCAGGTAAATCCAATTATTGTTAATGGTAGAATTGAAGATATCCAAATACTTAATAAAGGAAGTGGATATACTTCTGTACCAAATATCAGTATTGATGATCCATCAGGTGGAGTTGGAGCATTATTACGCCCTGTAGTGGAAAATGGTAGAATTGAAGATATCGTCATACTCAATCCGGGTATTGGATATACTCCAAATTCAACATCTATTTTTGTAGATCCAAGAGGTTTTGGTGCAATATTTGACACTAGAGTTAGAGGTCTTACAATTGACGATGCATTTAGATTTGGCAAAATTTCACTAGACAATCCCAACAATCAAATTTTTGCAAATTTGAGCAATAATAATGAAAATGAGTATCTTAATTATGGAATTTATGGATATTCTGAAGATCTTGCAGATAGTTTAGAATCTTTAAATGGCAGCCACTCACCAATTATTGGTTGGGCATATGATGGAAATCCAATCTACGGACCTTTTGCATATACTGATGGAGACACTGCAGGATCTGCCATTAAGAGGGTTCAATCTGGTTATGAGATTGACACTAATAGTGTTGTAGATAGACCACAATTTGAAGCAGGTTTCTTTATTGAAGATTATGTTTATAATGGTTCTGGGGATCTTGATGAACATAATGGAAGATTTTGCAAAACTCCAGAATTTCCAAATGGAACTTATGCATACTTTGCTAGTGTAAAAAATGTTCAATCAACTAATGATTTTATTCCAGAATATCCATATTTTGTAGGAAATACATTTAAATCAAACTTTATTAATGAAAATAAAATTTTAGATCAGACATTTGATTTTAACTCAAGTGGATTGGTCAGAAATACTTTCCCATATAATGTAAATGAACCATCAATAGAATATGATTTCTTTAATGAATCTTATGAAACTCTCGAACAACCTGGTGTTGTTGAGGCAGTAACTAGTGGATCTGTTTCTGATATTAAAGTTATTTCTGGAGGAATCGGATATAAGATTGGCGATCGTGTAAACTTTGATTCTGATGGACTTGATGTTTCTGAAGTAAGAGGAGAAGTATCAGAATTGACAGGAGTAGATATTACTTCTTTGAACACTACATTGGAAAATTATCCAAATTCAGTTTTTGTCTGGGATAATCAAGAACAAGTATCCGCATACTATCGTAACGGTGGATATGATATACTTAATGAAAATACTGTTCTTGTTAGTGGACTTTCAACATCCATTGCAAGATTAGAGGGATCTAAGAAAGTAAAAATTAATTCAGAATCTATATCTCTTGCATCTACTATGACCTCATACAATGCAGGTCAAGGTCCATTAACTGAAACAATTTACATTTCTAAAAAATTTAAAAATGTATCTATAGGAAACTCAATTAGTATTGTATCTTCGGATGGTGAAGAAATTGTAAGGGTTCTTAATGACTATGGTAATGGTATTTTAAAAATTAAGAGATTTAGTACAGGTCCTGGAGCGGCACACTCTATGGGTAGTACTTTAAATCTTCCTGGTGATAGAATTACTTTACCTGTATTTACAGATAAGTTTAAATCTGAAAGGAATGATATTGTATATTTCAATGCATTAAAACAAGTTGCAATTGGAACCGCTCAAGGTGCTTCTATATCTCTTGATGCAATTGAACGTCCAGACGGAACTTTTATATCTGCAGATGTTCCAACTCGTACAATCTATCTTCCAAATCATCCATTTAAAGGTGGGCAAAAAGTTCGTTTTCATGCTCCATCTTTTGCAACTCCAATAACTGTATCGGCAGAAGCAGGATCTACAAACTTCTTTTTACCAGATCCAACAGCAGGAGAATCTGAAGTTTATATTATTAACAAAGGACCAGATCACATTGGTCTTGCAACTCAACTTTCAGATATTACAGCATCTGATGGAGTATTTTTCAAACTTGCTGGTAGTGATCATCACGAATTTTTACTTGAATCTCAGAAAAAGCAAGTTATCGGAAATGTTTCTAGAATTGTAACCCGTGTTGGCACTTCTGCTACGCATGGATTGCAAAACGGTGATAGTATTAAACTTACAGTTAATCCAAATACTGTAGTTGGATTAGGAACTACTGCTGCACTTAATATTAAAATTAATCATCATGATCATAAAATTATTGTAAATCCTTTAGGTATTGCTACTGCAGGAATTAATACAATTACCAATACATTATCATATGCCAACCATGGATTTAAAAATGGAGATAAAGTATTTCTTGAGGCAAATAATGTTTCTCCAGGTCTTGCAGTAAGCTCTTATTACACTATTAAAGTCTCTGATAATGAATTTAAGTTAGCAGAAACTTTATATGATACAAATCCAAATACTAGGAATGAAGTTAACATCATTGATACTGGTGTTGGTACTCATACTGTTGGATTAATAAATCCACAAATTAATGTAATTAAAAATGGAGATCTCAAATTCATTCTGAATGATGAATCTCTTAGGGGATATGAATTAAAAATCTATAGAGATAGAGAATTTATTAATGAATATGTAACTTCTAGTGACAGTAGAGAATTTAATGTTTCTAATATTGGTGGAGAGGTTGGTCTTGGAACTACTGGAAATGCATCTTTGACTATTAAATATTCTGAAAATATACCATCAGAACTTTTTTATACTTTTAAGAAGGGTAGTTATATTAGTACCTCTGATACTGATATAGTAAATTATTCCAAAATTAATTATATTGCTAGTGAATATAATGGAAATCATAAAGTTTATGGAATTGCAGGTGTAACAAGTACTGCCTTTGAAATTTCTCCCTTCAGATATCCAAGTGTATTAAATTATGATTTATCACAGTGTGATGTTTTATCATATAACACTCAATCAAAAACTGCATTGAATGGATCTATTGCAAAGATAAAAATTATTTCTGAAGGATTTAATTTTGATACACTACCTAAACTTGAAAGTATAACTTCTGATGATGGTACTAATGCAAACATTCAAGGTGTATCAACTTCTATTGGAAGAATAAGAACTCTTAGATTAAGAGATGTTGGATATGATTATCCTTCAGATAAAACTCTTAGACCAGAGGCTAGTGTTCCACCAATTGTTTCTATTGATAATTTGGATGTTTTTAAGGAAGCAAATATTAAAACTGCCGGATCAAAATATCTCAATAGTCCAAATGTTTTACTTTGGAATGAAACTAGAAAAGCAATTGTTGATTCTAACTCATTAATTGCAAAAGCACCTTTTGGGGCAATTGCTGAAATTGAACAAATTGCTCCAATATTTGGTTTAGAATCAGAACCACATAAAATTATTTGTGTTGATAATTCTAATGGTGTTGGTATTGTCTCAATGCTATCCGGACCAAGTGGAATTGCAACTTGTATATTAGAAACACCAACTCTTGGATTTAATATATCACCATTTGCTATTGGAGATAAAGTTTTCGTTGAAGGTATTGAACAAGCAGTACCTGGAATTGGAACTGGATTTAATTCGGCAGATTATGATTATAGATTTTTTGAAGTTATTGATTATGCTAATACAAGTCCAGCAGTACTTACATTTGAGATATTAGATGATAATGGTGTTGGTTTAACCACTAATGCAGGTATTGCCAAAACATATCAAAATGGATATGCAACTATTATTAATTCAAACAATTATCCCCAAATTGATGCAATTCAAGAACGTGGAGTTTTTGAAAAAAATGAAAGACTTTATGTAAGTGAACCAACTGCATTTGGAAAAATTCCAAAATGGGAAAAAAGAGATCTTTCTATTGCTTTAGTGAGAGATGATTATGTAAAAGTTGGTGGTAGATATAAACTTAAAAAGAATGATCTTGTTAAAGGTTTTATTAGTGGTGTAATTGCAAAAGTTATATCTGTTGATACTAAGCGAGCAAGATTTAAAGTTGATTATTCGTCAAAATTGAATATTGGTTGGAATGATGATATTGGAAAACTTAGTGAAGATTATCAAGCAACTCCAGATAATGACTACTACCAAAATCTTTCCTATTCTGTTAAAAGTCCAATTACTTGGGAACAACAAAATAGTCCTGTAAATAGCCTCATTCATCCAGCAGGTCTTAAGAACTTTGCCGATGTTGGTATTCAATCAACTGGTTCTGGTACAGCAACTTTGATTGGTTCAACATCTGCGGTTGTTATTTTGGATGTTGTTGGTGAAAGAAGGGTAGATATTATTAATAACTTTGATAATGCAATTGATGATAATCCAAGATCTAATCCTATAAATTCAAATTTACAACAATCAAATACTCTAAAAATTCAAAATAGAAAACTCAATGATTATATTGAATGTAGAACAAATCAAGTTTTAATTCATGATGATATTTCTAATAAATTCTCCAGTAGAGGATTTAAAGATAGATTTGTAGAAATAGATGTAATAGATTTTCTTGATAATCATGTAAGATATTTGGTTCAAATTCAAGATCCAGACACTGGTGATATTCAACTCAGTGAATTATTATACCAATCTACACCTCTTGATTTATTCTTATTTGAAAAGCATACTGCTTTTAGTAATATTAAACTAGGAAACTTTGAAGTAGATACTGATGGTAGTGGAAGAAGATCTTTAAGATTTGTACCAACAGATCCATTTGATAGGGATCATGATATTAAAATTCTTAAAAAGACATACTTATATCAAAGTCTTGCACTTGGTAAGTCTGATATTGAAACCAAAAGTTTTGGATCTATTAATCTTACAGGATCTTTTATTGCAGGAATTACTAGTGTAGGAACTGCTTCAAGCATTAAGACCTTTAAAGAATTTAATACATCTGATTTCAATGGTGCTTTTGCAAATATTGAAATTTCGGATTTATTTGGTAATACGAATGTTGTTGAAGCAATATTAGATTTTGATGGAACTGATACTCATCTCAGTGAATATTATTTTGACACAAATGATATTTCATATAGTGCATCTCAAACTGGAATTATAACTGCCACATATGATTCTACTACTGGAATTGTATCCTTTAGAGCAGTCAATTCTGGAATAAATTCAGAAAATTCATTGACTGTTCGTGCTAATATTATTGGATTTGGTTCCACTTCCGCAGGTATTGGAACGTATAGATTTCTACTCAACAATCAACCGGCAGGAACTGAAAGAAGTGGTATTTTTGAAAGTACTGTCGGTTATGGTACAGATGTTATCAGAGTTGGAACTTTTGACTTTGATTTAAATTCTTCTGCAACATCTGTTGTTCGTGTTTCTGTAGGAGAAACATCAGCAATACACCAAGTTTATACTTTAGCAAACTTTTCAGATAAGGAAGTTACTGTAATTCCTGGACCATTCTCTCAAGTAAATGAGACTGTTGGTCTTGGCACATTTGGTTCAGAGATAAGTGGTAATGATTTCTTCTTAAACTTCTATCCAGATATACAGTATTATGATGGTCAAGATTTAACCGCTCAGGCATTTAATGAAGTCTTCTATCGAGAAATGGACTTTGATAACCAAGCATTACCATTGGAGTATGGTCCAACAAATCATGAACTTTATCTCAGTGCCTTTGATGGTATCAATGGGTTGAGAGCAAATAGGGTCAATTTCCCACTCACTTATCAAGGTAATCCAATTTACAATAAGTCATTTGATCCATCAGATACTACAAAAATTGATTACGTAACTGGAATATTTACATACCCAAATCACTTCTTTAATACTGGTGAAGAACTTAATTATATTCCAAGATCAACTTTTACTGGTATTGGACAGACTGGAATGGGTATTGGTGCAACAGCAAACTATGCAGGTATTGTTACGACAGTGCTTCCAGAAAAAGTTTATGCTATTGCAATTACTCCAGATACATTCCAACTTTCATCTAAGAAAGAATATACAAGTTTGGGAATTGCTGTAACCTTTACTAGTGCGGGATCAGGTAATGCACATGAACTAGAATTTACTAAAAAACTTTCCAAGACAGTTATTGGTATTGATGGAATTGTACAACAACCTATCACATTTTCACCAATTAATTATACTCTTGAAAATAATGATCATTATTTCTCTGGAGGTATTCCTGTAGGAATTAATACATTCAATATAAGTGGAATTTCATCACTTCAACCAAGAGATATTCTTCGTATTGATGATGAATATATGAAGATTGAAACTGTTGGTTTCTCAAGTAACATCAATGGGGAAATTGTTGGTCCCATTACTGGTGTAATTCAATCTGGTATCGGTGCAACTTTTAATACAGTTTCTGTCGTAAGAGGTTTTGTTGGTAGTGCTGCTACAAGTCATCTTAATCAGGCAAATGTTCAACTCTATAAAGGTTCATTCAATATTGTTAAAAATGATATTTTCTTTACAGATCCTCCAAAAGGAAATACTCGTGCAAGAAGAGATGAGCAAAATCTTCCATATGTAAAAGCAGAATTTTCTGGTAGAACATTCTTGAGACAAAATTATGACGAAAATATGATATTTGATGACAATTCAAATGAATTTACTGGTATTGGTAGAACATATACTTTAAAAGTTGGTGGTGCAGATACTACAGGAATTTCTCCTGGAAATGGAATTCTGTTTATCAATGGAGTATTCCAAACACCATCAACAGAAAACAATACTGGTAATAATTATGATGTTATTAGAGATATTAGTGCAGGTATTTCTAGTGTTGTTTATACTGGTATCACTTCAGTTGATGGAACTAAAATTCAATCAGAATTTGATATTAATCAAAATCAAATTCCTAGAGGTGGTTTGGTAGTATCATATGGTTCTACTCCTGGTCTTGGATATGCGCCATTATATGGTCCTTCTGTATTAGTAGATAAAAATGGAAGTGGTGAAATTACAAATATTGTTGGTGTCAATACACATAGAAATGCTGTTTCAATCTCCACAGCATCTTATGACAAGATAAGTGGTCTTCTTAGGATTGAAACTTCAAGTGATCACAATTTAAATTATGATCACAGAGTCAAACTTGATGGTCTTGAATTTAGTTGTGATTCAGCACACGCTGGGGTTACCACAACTATATTCCCAGATTATGATTATGCATTAGATGTTTATAATATTATTTCTGATACAGAATTGACTGTTAATGTTGGTCCTTCAACAATCACACATTTATATGAAAATAGTGGAACAATTGCAAGATATTATGATCTTTCTATTGGTTCTGGATATAGAAGTCCCGTTTCAATTGCTGTAACAGATCTCAGTGGTGCTGGAAGTGGAGCAACTGTTGAAGCAATTGTTGGTGCTGGTGGAACACTTGCATTTAATATTACTGATCCTGGTACAGGATATATCGAACCAGTTCTTAATATTCCCGAACCAAATTATGAAAATATGGAAGTCATTGGTGTATCAAGACTTGGTGTTGGTTCAACTACTGAAACTGGAAAAAATCTTCTATTAAATCTTACTGTTGGTGCTGCAGGAGGAGTTGGAATTGGATCTACATTATTTGATATTGAATCTTTCAAAGTTATTAGATCTGGTTATGGATTTAAATCTGGCGATGTTATGGAAGTTGTTGGTCTTGTAACCGCAAAAGGTCTTGCCCAACCGATTTCAAATTTCCAACTTGAGGTTCGTGAAACATTTACGGACACATTCTCTTCTTGGTCATTTGGTGAAATGGATTTCATCGATAACATTGGTGGATATCAAAATGGAACCAGAAAGAGATTCCCATTATTTTATAAAGGAGAACTTCTAAGTTTTGAATTAGATCCTACAGCTCCACTTTCCCAAAATATTGATTTAGATTCCGTACTTCTTATCTTTGTTAATGGTGTATTACAAACTCCAGGATATTCATATCAATTTACTGGAGGGACTTCATTTATATTTACTGAACCACCACAATCAAAAGATAAAATTGATATTTTCTTTTATATTGGTGAAGAAAATGTTGATTCCGTTTCTATTGAAGTTACATCAACTATTAAAGTTGGTGACGATGTATTCGTAAGAAAACATCCAAATTATTCTACACTTGCACAAGAAACTAGTAGAACAATTTCTGATATACCTGGTGCTGATATTCTGCAAACTGAAATTTACACTGGTAATGGCATTGATGAGAATAATTTCAGACCTATTGATTGGATTAAACAAAAGAGTGATATTTTTGTTAGAGGAAATATTGTCACTAAAGCAAGGGATGTTTATGAACCTAAAATTTTCCCAACCGCAAAAATAATTGGTGATGTATTGCCAACAGATACTGAAATATTCGTAGATAATGCACAATTCTTTACATATGATAATAGAATTTTAGATGTTAATAAGACATCAGCATTTGATTTTGATGCATTCTTTACTGATAATAAGGAATTAACATCTGCAGAATTTACAAATACTGTTTCTGCTGCAGGAACTGTTAGTTCAATTACTATTACAACTGTTGGTGCTGGTTACACAGGTTCCACTATAGATGTTAAGTTTTCTGCACCTAAATCTATTGGAGTTGGAGTTGGCACCACTGCCACTGCCACTGCTACAATTACAAATGGTCAAGTTTCTGCAGTTACAATAACCAATCCTGGATTTGGATATACAACTACAAATCCACCTTTTACTATTATCGAGTCTCCAAAAGTACTTACTGAAGAAATTACAACTGTACTAAATGTTCAAGGATTTAGTGGCATTATTACGGGAATTAGCACATGTCCAGGAATAAATGGTCATCCACTAGCTTTAAAGTTTAATTTTACTGCACTGCAAGATTATGCAATTCTAGGTGGCAATTTTAATGTTGCCGCAGATACAAATGATCTTCAGGTTGGATATCCAGTCATGATTTATGACACTGTTGTTGGACAAGGAGTTACTTCAGTAGATGACAACAACAATTCAGTTGTTGGTATTGGTTCAACTTTCTTAGACAACATCTATAAAGTTCATTCTAAGACTGGACTTCTTGAAGATGGTGAAATTATTTGCAATATTCATACAGATAGTCCTGTAACTGGAATTGCTATTACTGGTGCTTGGGATCCAAGTCAATCCGGAATTTGTACAAATCTAGGTAGAATTTCTTTTGGAAGAATTTACAACTTCGATACTAGGAATAATGGAATTGCAATTGGTGTTACTGGACTTACAGTTGATGCTGGATTATCATCTTTCCCATCAATTCAAAGAAGAGGTGACTTTGGAGAGCAAAAGAGTGGTGCTGTTAGATCTAAAAAACCACCCGAAAGTGGTGTTTCTTTAGAACTGGATAATTATCTACCATTCTACGCCCAATAATTAAATATTACATTCCTCTATAAATACATAAAAAAGATAAAGATGCCCGCAATTGTTACTGATCAATTTAGAATTCTGAATGCCAGTAATTTTGTAGATTCTGTTGATTCTGCAAATAACTCATATTATATTACTGTTGGTCTTCCAAATCCAGCAAATAATTTATATGGAAGAAGTACTACTTGGAATACTAACCCACCGACACCTACAGACAGCATTTCTTCAAATGCTCATTCTGGAGATGTTGTTTTATATGGTAAAAGAATTACTGGAGCCAATATAAGACGCATCGTAAGAAAGATTAATTGGGTTGCTGGTAATAAATACGAAATGTATCGACATGATTATGAAATATCCACCCCCGCACCAATAACTAACGCATCTAGATTATATGATGCAAATTATTATGTAATTAATGAAGACTTTAGAGTCTATATTTGTATTGAAAATGGATCTACTGGGAATAATTTAAAAGGAAATGTCTCTCTTGACCAACCAACTTTCACAGATTTAGAACCTTCTCGTGCAGGTGATAGTGGTGACGGTTACATTTGGAAATATCTTTACACAATCACTCCTAGCGATATTATCAAATTTGATTCTACAGAATATATTACTGTACCAAATGATTGGTCCACTTCAACAGATACTCAAATTAGATCAATTAGAGAATCTGCAGATTCTAGTCTAAATGGCAATCAAATTAGAACTGTTTATATTGGTGCCGAAGGCGAAAATTATGCAAACGGTCTTGGACAAGAATTTGATTTAATTGGTGATGGAACGGGAGGTAAAGTTAGAGTTGATGTTGAAGGTGGAAAAATTACAAATACTACTGTAGTTTCTGGTGGTAAAGATTATAGTTATGCATTTGTAGATCTTGGAGCAATTAATTCAAATACAACTAGTACAAGTGCCAACTTGGTTCCCATCATTCCACCTTCAAAAGGTCATGGATTTGACATATATACAGAACTTGGAACTGATAAAATATTAGTTTATGCAAGATTTGATGATTCCACCAAAGATTTTCCTGTAGATACTAGTTTTGCTCAAGTTTCGATTGTGAAAAATCCAACTAAAGTTGGAACAAATGATATTTACACTGATACCACTTTTACTGGATTGTATTCTTTAAAACTCGATAGTTCAGTATCTGGTAAACCAAAAGTTGGTGAACAAATTGAACAATCTTTAAGTGTTGGAAAAGCACGAGGATATGTTGCTTCTTGGGATGATGAAACTAAGGTTCTTAAATATTTTGTTGATAGATCTTTATTCATAAATCAAACTACTCAAGATAATCAAGATTACACTGGTATTTCCACTAATGGAAGATTATATAATTTTGATTCTAACAGTGGAACGATTAATGGTCAAGTTTCTAACTTTACTGGAAGTATTGATTCTGGATTTTCTGGAATTACAACAAATCCATCAGGAACCAAACTAATTAATCTTGGTGTTGATTTTACAAACGGGATTGCGATACCTGAAATAAATAAAGGGTCAGGAGAAATAATTTATCTTGACAATAGATCTAGTATCGCTAGAAACCCAAGACAAAAAGAAGACTTAAAAATTATACTGGAATTCTAAAAAATGCCCCAAAAGACTAACTTAAACGTAAATCCTTATTTCGACGATTTTGATAAGGATGATAATTTTTACAAAGTCCTTTTCAAGCCTGGGTATCCTGTTCAGGCGAGAGAACTTACTAATCTCCAATCGATTCTTCAAAATCAAATAGAATCTTTTGGAAAACATACGTTCAAAGAAGGTTCTTTGGTAATTCCTGGTGAGCAGACTTGTGATGATACTTTTACGACTATTAAGGTAAATAGAGATCATCTGGGCATTGATGTATCAGTTTACCTTGACGCTATTGTTTCTGCAAATGGTGGTAAAGGTTCGGAATTACTTTCTAAAAATACCAATATAAGTGCAAGAATTAGTGGGTACTTACTTCCACCTCAAGAGGGTGTTGAAGAAATCACTCTTTTTGTAAAATTTATTACAGGTGACGGTGAAGAGGGCACTTCCTTTGAAGATGGAGAAGAATTACTACTTCAGGATAATATCGCTTATGGAAATACATCGATTTTATCGGGCGATAGTGTATTTACTCTGAGCAGTATTAATGCAGTTAATACTGGATATGCTTTTGGTATTACAGATGGAATATATTATATCAGAGGAACTTTTGTACACGTTAAACAGCAACGCATTGTTCTCGATCCATATAATAACACTCCATCATATAGAGTTGGATTTGATATTATTGAAAATATTTTAAATTCTGATCAAGAACCAAAATTAAATGATAATGCAAAAGGATTTACAAACTATGCTGCACCAGGTGCAGATAGATTAAAAATTGAATTAAAACTTACAAAGAAACAACTTACTGATAACGAAGATACTAGTTTCGTAGAGCTAGTACGAATTGAAGAAGGTGTTATTAAAAAAATTCAAAATACTTCACAATATAGTGAAATTAAAAAATATTTTGCCAAGAGAACTTTTGAGGAATCTGGTAATTATGCTGTAGATAATTTTATCGTTGATGTTGTAGATCTTCTTAATGATGAGACTGGCAACGGAGGTCTCTTCACAGAAGAAGAACTAACTGATGATGGTAATGTACCTAAAGAAGAAAATATGGGCATCAGGGTGTCTGCAGGCACCGCATACGTGAGGGGATTTGATATTGATCATATTGGAAGTACTATCGTTGATGTACCTAAACCAAGAAAAACAAAACCTCCAACTAAAGCAAGAATTCCATTTGATATGGGAAGTCTTATCAGAGTTAATAATGTTCATGGAACACCATTTATCAATATTGGTGGTTCAACTGCAAATGTTATTGGACTTTATAATAAAAGAAGAGATGGTGTGGATAACGGTGGTCTTCTTGATGGAACCGGTCAAGGTGATGAAATAGGTAAGGCAAGAGTTTATTGGTTTGGTCTTACTGATGCCAAATATACTGGTGCAGAAACTAGTTTTGATCTTTATTTGTATGATATTCAAACATATACAGAAGTAAAAGTTACAAACTTTGAAACGTCGGATAAAGCACCTGATGGTTCTAGAATTAGAGGTCTTTCAAGTGGTGCTGTAGGTTACGTTAGCGCCAGAAGTGGAAGAGACTTATCTCTCGCACAAACTTCAGGAAATTTCCTGAAAGGTGAAGATGTAATTATTAATGAAGTAGATGAAACTATAACTTCTATTACTAAGGTTACGGTTTATGATATATCCGATATTAAGTCGGTTTATCAAGACTTCAGCAGCTTATCAGGAAATACTAATGCTCCAGACTTTGTTGCCGACACTGTTCTTTATGAGCAACCATTAGCAAACGTTGGTGCAACGGATTTGTTGGATATTGTTGCAGATGGTTCAGGGCATTACGGGCAAGTTTCTGGTAGATATTTTGCTGGTATTAATGGTGGACTCAAGAAAGGATCAATTTTAAAATATCAGTCTACAGGTAATGCAGATCCAACATATAACACAGTTGTCAGAGTTAGACCAGGTGGAAAAAAGATTGAACTAGTTGATGCACCTTTTACAGTATCTAATGTTTGCGATAAAGCAATAGTTACTGGACAGCATATCTTTTCCTTAATGGCTCCAAAAATTCTTGCTTATGGTGATAATGGTCTTTATGCTCCAATGCCTGTTGAGAATATTGCTTCTGTAGACTTATCATCAGCAAATCTCACTATTACTAAGCAGATTTCAGGACAAAATGTTAGTGGCAATCAAAAAACTATTAGTATTTCTGAAGTATTAGATACTAGTGCTGGTATTGTAACAGCATTTTTTGAGTCTTTCGATCAAGAAAGATATGGCATTACAGATGCAAGTGGATCACCTGTTGCAATCGATTCTGGTATGGTTACCTTAGGTGCCAATGCAGAGTCAATTACATTTACAAATTTAGTTAATGCTAATAATTACACATTTAATGTAACTCTTAAGAAAGAGGGAGTTACTAATAAATCAAAAGAGTTTGTAAGATCTTCAACACTTGATATTGTAAGAACTACTGGTATTTCAACAGTAACTGGACTTTCCACTAGTCCATATTATGGAACTAGAGTTGAAGATGAAGAAATTTCATTAAATGTTCCTGATGTAGTTAATTTACGTGCAGTTTATGAATCATCAACCAATGATGCACCAGTATTAGATAAACTAACTTTCTCAACAGGATTAGCACTTAATCAAAGTGTTATTGTTGGTGAAAAAATATTTGGTAATGAGAGTAGATCTGTAGGACAAGTTGTTTCAAGGACATCAACAACAGTCGATTATATTGCATTAAATGATGACACATTTACTGTTGGTGAAAGTGTAATCTTTAAAGATTCTTCTGTTGAAGCAGTTGTTCAACAAGTTAATCCCGGTACTTACTTAGATGTAACTTCAAATTATAGTCTCAATAAATCTCATGGACATCAATTCTGCAATTATTCTAAAATTGAAAGAAGAGAAGGAAGCCCAACTCCAGATCGTAAATTAAAAATTATATTTGATTATTATAAAGTTGGTGCAGGAAATGCTGGAGACATCTTCACCGTAAATTCGTATACAGCAGATAGATTTGGAGATATACCACTTCTTTCAAATGGTCTCCGTGCTAGCGATATGATTGACTTTAGACCAAGAGTTAAACCCTGGACTGATATTAGTGGTTATGAAACTAAATCACCATTTGCTTTTGAAAGTAGAGAATTTGAATACACCTATAAGTATGTAATTTCTCCAGGAGAATCTTCTTCTGTTGGATATACATATTATCTTCCAAGAGTTGATCTAGTTACACTTAACAAATCAGGACAGATTGAAGTAACTCAAGGTGTATCTGCAGATGAACCAGAATCACCAACTCTTTCTGACGATTCAATGGAATTGGCTCAGGTATTCTTACCACCATACCTTTACAACACAACAAAAGATCCTAGGGTTGTACTTCGTGATAATAGAAGATTCACGATGCGTGATATTGGCGCACTTGAAAATAGAATTGAAAATCTTGAGGATGTTACAAGTCTCACTATGCTCGAATTGACTGCTAACACAACAAAAGTTACAGATGCAAATGGTTTGAATAGATTTAAGAGTGGATTTGTTGTCAGCGACTTTAAAGATAAGTCGATTATGAATAAAAAATTATCTACTGTAGATGTAAATACGGGAAAAGGGGTTTTAGTAGCACCTGTGGATATGTGGACTATTGATGCAGAATTAAGATATCATCCAAATATTGATGTAGATACTGCCGATTTAAGTCAAGATTTGGAACTTCCACCCGCAAGTGGATGTCAAAAAACTGGTGATCTTATTACAATTAAGTATAAGGAAAAGGAGTGGATTACTCAACCACATGCAACAAAAGTTGAGAACGTAAACCCATTCAATGTCATAACTTTTACTGGTGGTGTTATACTTGATCCATCTTCTGATAACTGGGTTAGAACAATTTATCTTCCCGATAATCAGAGAACAGAATCTACTGGTGCTAAATGGAAGCAACAGGCAAAAACCACAACAAGTATTAGTGATCCTATAAAAGACCATGAAATATATAAAAAAGGGGGTGGTAGAGGTGAAAAAGTTAAGAGAGTATTCACTACTCAACAAATTACAACAAAAACAAAGTTTAAACCAAAACTTACAGGACCTTCTAGAGAATTTGATTATGTCGAAGATGTGAAAGTATCAGGTGAAGCAGATCCTTGGATGCGTTCAAGAAACGTTTCATTCTTTGCAGACGGTCTGAGACCAAATCAAAGGCACTACTTATATCTTGATAGTCAACAAGTTAATTATGTTCCAAGAATATTTGAAATCGAAATGAATTCTGGAACTTTTGATCACAAGGAAAATGTTATTGTACATAACAAAAGTGGAAACAAAAAAGTCGGTTATTTTCCACTTGCAAAACCAAATCGAAAAATTGGTAATCAAGCAAGTCCAGAAATTTCTGCAGGTTTAGGGAAACCATCTCTTGGTGCTGAAAAATATACTGTTAATCCTTATGATAAAAATGCTCCTGCACCAGGAGATGGATACTCACCAACTTCAACATTGTTGAATGTTAACATTAAAAGACTTGCCAAGAATCAAAAATTCTTTGGTTTTGTTAAAAAAGGATTTCATATTGAGGGAGAAAAATCTGGTGCCTGTGCAACAGTTAAGGATGTTAAATTACTATCTGATAATTGGGGAGACATTCTTGGATCTTTCTATATTAGAGATCCCAATGGGGATCCGCTACCATCAATTAGAGTTAAGTCTGGTACAAAAACTGTAAAGATTACTTCAGTGAAACCAGGTGAGGTAGAAGTGCCTGGTTCTACTACGTCATTTGCACTTGGTTCGTACAGTGGTGATGGAACAATTTTAACTCAAGAAACTTCTAGAGTTTCTGTGAGAAATCCTGTCAAGCCACAACCATTGGACACTATTAAAGTAATAACACCTGTAGAAACTACTATTCGTGTAATAGATGACTTTGAAAGGGAAGATGATACGGAGAAGAAAGTCAAGGCAGTACATAGAGATCCTCTTGCACAGTCATTTACTGTTGATGAAAATGGTGCATTCTTAACTTCCTTTGATTTATACTTTGCTAGTGTAGATCCTAAAAAGAAAGTCTATATTGAACTTAGAACTATGGAGCTTGGAACACCAACAAATCTATTGGTTGAAGATTATACTAAGACTTATCTAAAACCAGAAGATATAAACGTTTCAGATGATCCATTAAAACCAAAAGCAACAAATGTTAGGTTTAGTTCACCAGTTTATTTGGAACCAGATACTGAATATGCAATCGTTATTTTGTCCCCTTCATCGGATCGATATGAGATGTGGACAGCAGAAATGGGTCAAAAGACTGTAAATTCATCCAAGTTAATTAGACAAGGTGAAGTTGATGTTAATGATGTTGTTGTAACTAAACAGTATATTGGTGGTTCTCTCTTTAAGTCTCAAAATGGTACAATTTGGACTCCAAGTCAAATGCAAGATTTGACATTCACTCTTTATAAAGCAAAATTTAAGGAGACTGGTTCTGTTATATTTTATAACAGTGATATTACGCCAAAAGGTGATAATGCACAAAAACCTGATAACAACCCAATCGAAGCGTATCCAAGAAAACTGAAAGTACCTATTAGTGGAACTTTCAGTCCTAATGGTGCGAAGCTTGGAACTAAAATTATTCAGGGAAGTGGTACTACTGGAATTACTGGTTATGTTGATAGATTAGGTGCCGCAATTCAGTCTAATAATTCTACTGCAGTTTCTATTGCAAAAAGTGGAACTGATTATACACCAGGAACTTACACTGGAGTTAACTTATTTTCTCTAGGTGGTAGAGGTGAGGGAGCTCCCTGTAATGGTGAGGGAGCTGTGGCAACTATCGAGGTCAATAGTGCTGGTAATATTTCCTTAGTTACAGTTACTACTGGAGGAAGTGGATATATTTCTGGCGAACATGTTGGAATTACAACCTCAGACCTGGGTGGTAGTAGTGCCGGTGGTTTTGGAGCAAAACTCACAGTTAAAGACCGTGTTGGTACTGTTGATACACTCTATCTGACTGATGTCCAGGGTGAACACTTTATCAATACTGAAGACATTTATTATTATACTGATCCAATTAATAGTCCAAATACAACTGCAAATTCTGGAGCAACCGTAAATGGAACATCTTCTATAAGGGTTAGTAATTGTACTGGAAATGTTTTCAGAATTAAACAAAGAAATCATGCTAATCATGGTGGAAATAGTAGAGTTACAATTGAAGATATAGAACCAGATACTAAAACAACTGTTACTACAGCAAAATTTGATATTAACGATACTTTAGTTTCTGTTGAAGATATAAGCGCATTTGCAACTTATGAGAATTCTACTTCTAATTCCGGATATGCTCTTATTAATACGGAAGTTGTTGCATATAGCGCAGTAACTGCTGGTTCTGGGAATGCAGGAACTCTTACAATTTCGGATAGAGGTTTAAACGGAACTACTAAAACTATTCATAGTATTAATTCTACTATCAGATCTTATCAAGTAAATGGTATTTCTCTCATGAGAATTAATACTACTCATAGTATTCCATCAACTTATCATTCTATGGATAATTCAAATCTTGATTATTACTATCTAGAATTTGATAGATCCACACAATTCCCAACTGCTAGGGATAGTGGTGATGCAATGTTAAATTTTGCATCTCGAAAGGGATTTGGTGGAAAAGATGTTGGTGTTTCTCAAAACTATCAATATAGTACGATCAAACCTAAATTTAATGTTATTACTCCAGGAAAAGGTACTTCAGTAGAATGTAATATTAGAACAATTTCTGGAACTAGTGCTGGAGGAAATGAAGTTCCATTCCTCGATCAAGGATACGAACCTGTAACTTTAAATAAGAACACTAAGTTCGATACACCAAGAATGCTTGCATCTAGAGTTAATGAACTTGAACAATTGGATGGTATTCCTCGTAATAGATCTTTATCTTTGAGGGTTGATATGGTGTCGGGTAATGAAAATATGTCTCCAGTATTGGACTTACAAAACGCAGGATTTGTTATTGGTAGAAACAAAATAAATAGCCCAGTTAGTGATTATGTTAATGACTCCAGATCTAATAAAAAGAAGAATGATCCACATGGGGCAGTATTTGTAACGAAAGCAATTTCACTTGCAAATCCAGCAACTAGTTTAAAAGTTTATATTGCCGCACATAGACAAGAATCTGCAGATTTTAGAGTTTTCTACAGTCTTTTTAAAGCAGATTCTAGTGGTATTGATCCCGAATTTACTCCATTCCCAGGATATGATAATTTAATTGATGATGATGGGGATGGGTTTGGTGATAGAGTAATTGATCCAGATAAGAATAGTGGGAGAGCAGATGCTTTTGTTACTGCAAATGATAAGAACGGATTTTCTGAATATCAATTCTCCGTTAATGACTTGGAACAGTTTACTGCTTTTGCAATTAAAGTTGTTATGTCATCAACGAACGAATGTACTCCTGTTAAATTGAAAGATTTTAGAGCTATCGCACTTGCATAATATGGAACAAGAAGATCTAACTCGTGTTGAAGGTGAACAAAACCTTTATAGAGACAACAAAACCAACGCTATTATTAATACTGATAATGCTAGTTACATTCAATATATGAAAATGAAGAAAAAGAGTCAGACAGAAAGAGAAGAACTTGACACACTTAAGAAAGATATTGCAGAAATCAAATCTTTACTCAAGGAGATTACTAATGGACCCAGATGACATCAAACTTGAATCACTTTCTAAACAATTTGCATATCAAAAATTAGCAAATGAAATTGATGAATGCGATTCTATTGCTATGTTAAAAGACATTACAAAGTCTTATGCAAAACTTTATTTAAAGCAACAAGAAGTTGTTTCTGTATTGGGACTTGAAGGAATATAAATATTCTTACATCCTGAACTGTATATAAATGGCTGAAATCAAAGTCAGAGTAGGTCAACAACCAGCAGTAAAAGTAATATCTTCTCTTGCTGGTGCTCAAGGTCTCTCTTTGGCAGAACTCAGTGATGTTAGTGCTTCTAACTTGCAGAATGGTATGGTACTGGTTTATAACAGTGCTATTAAAAAGTGGGAAGCAACTTTGGAGCTCACACCAGGTGCAACGCAGAATTTAGACATCAACGGAGGAAATTTCTGACATGGCAAGTATTATTAGGATTAAAAGATCCTCAGGTACTAGCAAACCAGCCAGTTTACAATGGGGTGAACTTGGATACGTAACTGGTATTGGTAGTTACGGAGGAGTAAATCAATACAAGGATAGAATATTTCTTGGCGATGATGGTACTAACTCCAATCCTGTAGGTGGTTTCTATTACACCTCAATGATGGAGCATACTCCTGGAAATATTCCAGTTGCTTCTCATAACGGAAGAAACCAAGATAGAGGTGTTGTTGCCATTATGGCACCAGCAACTAACTCTGGATTGAGTGGTGCAGAATCACTTAAGGTTGATCAATGGAATGTAGATAATATTAGAATTGATGGAAATATAATTTCATCAACTGATACTGATGGAGATATTAAATTAGATCCTCACGGTTCGGGTGAAATTCATATCCCAGATGATACTTTCCTATCATTTGGTGATGATAAAGATGCAAAATTTGAATATGATGAAGACGGGGTTAATCAGTTAACTTATACTGGTGCAGATCTCCGAATTAATGTTGATACAAATTCTTCTGATAAAGATACTGGCGCACTGATTGTAGAAGGTGGCGTTGGTATTGAAAAAAATGTAAATATTGGTGAAAATATTGCGGTTACCGGTACTTCACAACTCGGTTTAATCAAAATTGATGATAATATTATTTCCAGTGTTACAGGTAGTAATAATACTATTTTCATTGATCCATATCCCGATGGATTAAGTAATGAAGGTTCTGTTATTATTAAGGGAGACTTGCAAGTTGATGGTACAACTACTACCATTAATTCTACAAGTTCTACATTAAATGATCCTATTATGCATCTTGGTGATGTAACCAGCACCAGAACGGTGATGGCAACTCATACAAGTGGAACTAATGTAATTACTTTAGATTCGATTGTTGGCATTAACACTGGTGATGTTATTGCACATGCTAACATTCCCAATGCAACAACAGTTTCCTCTTATAATACGGGAACTAAAGTTGTCACAATGTCAGCAAGTAGTACTTCTGGTATTTCAACAACTGAGCAAGTAACAATTACTCATGCTTACGATAGTAATACTGATAGAGGTATTTCTTTCACATTTAATACTAGTTCTGGAGTATCAAATAATAAAAGTGGTTTCTTTGGTATGGAGGATGACTCCATTGCCACCAGTACTGCTGGATTAAATAATCACGGAACTCATGCTGATGATAGTAGAAGATGGGTATATGTTCCCGATGCTGCTATTGCAAATAGTGTTGTATCAGGAACTAAAGGTTTCCTTGATGTTAAGGGTATTTACTATCAGTCTGGTGATTACGCGACTGGTGGTGTTACATACTTTGATAGCACTGGTCTTCAGAGATCTACTAATGCAGTTGCATCTCCAGTCACTACTTCTAAACAGATTCTGACTGCTATTACAAAAGAAACTTTAGTGTTATCAGTTGCAATTACAGTATCTGCTGGTGATATTATCAGACAAGATACTTCAAATGCATATGGTGTTGTTGAGACTGGTGTTTCTGGTTCAACAACTGTGAGTTTGATTGGTGTAGAAGGTGGTGGTTTCCAAACAGGACAAAATCTCAGAAGAGAAGGTCAGAATGGAGTAGTATCAAATCTTGCCTCAACTCCTAATACTGTTACCCCCATATATACTAATAAGCCCCACTGGACTTCAACACTTGATGGGGGAATTTTCTGAGGTAATTAATGGAAAATCAAAGTGAAGTGGATGTCAACGTTCTTATCAAGATTTATAATTCTAAATTAGCAGCAGTATCAAATCAAAATATTCTTCTTGAGGCAAAGTTAGCAACTTTAACTCAAGATTTTCAGGAGCAGATGGATACTTTGCTAGAAGAAAACGCTGACCTCAAAGCAAAATTAGAAAAGTAATATGGCAAAACCATCAACTAAGCAAGGACTTATAGATTACTGTTTACGTCAACTTGGTGCTCCAGTGTTGGAAATCAACGTGGACGATGATCAAATTGATGATCTAGTTGATGATGCAATTCAATATTTCAATGAACGTCATTTTGACGGTGTTGAAAAGATGTATCTCAAGTATAAGATTACTCAAGAAGATATTGATAGAGGAATAGGCGCACAATCTTCTGGTGATAAAACAGTTAATCCTACTGGAGGAGTAGGCATTGTAACTACAACTGCAACATCCGTTGGAGTTGCAGCATCAACATTTAATTTTTATGAAAATTCCAATTACATTCAAGTTCCTGATTCAGTAATTGGTATTGAAAAGATTTTTAAATTTGATACTAGTTCCATTTCTGGTGGAATGTTCAGTATTAAATATCAATTATTTTTAAACGATCTGTATTATTTCAATTCTGTTGAGTTGTTACAATATGCGATGGTAAAATCATATCTTGAAGATATTGACTTTTTACTAACGCCAGATAAACAAGTAAGATTTAATAAGAGACAAAATAGATTATATCTTGATATTGATTGGGGTTCACAAAATGTGGATAGTTTTATGGTTATTGAATGTTATAGGGCATTAGATCCAGAATCATTTACAAAGATCTATAACGATAGTTTCTTAAAAAGATATTTGACTGCTTTGATTAAACGTCAGTGGGGTAGAAATCTCAGCAAGTTTAGAGGAGTTAAACTTCCTGGAGGAATTGAACTTAATGGTGGAGAAATCCTACAACAAGCAGATCAAGAACTTGCAGAAATCAAATCAAGGATGTCTATGGAATATGAACTTCCACCTCTCGACTTTATTGGATAATGGCACTTAATCCGTTTTTTCTACAAGGGACTGCATCTGAACAAAGATTAGTCCAAGATATAATTAATGAACACCTGTCGTTTCATGGTGTTGAAGTAACTTATATACCAAGAAAATATGTAAATGTAAAAACGATTATTGATGAGGTCCAAACATCAAAATTTGATGATAATTTTGCGATTGAAGCATATGTTAATACGTTTGAGGGATATGGTGGAGCAGGAGATATCCTAACAAAGTTTGGTGTAAGTATTAGAGATGAATTAATTCTTACAGTTTCTAAAGAAAGATTTGAAGATTTTATTGCGCCATTTATGGCAGGTCAGGATGATGGTACAGATACTTCCATTATGCCTACTCCAACTCGTCCTAGAGAAGGAGACTTAATATATTTTCCCTTAGGTCAAAGATTATTTGAAGTAAAATTTGTTGAACATGAAGATCCCTTTTTTCAGTTAGGAAAAAATTATGTTTATCAACTAAAATGTGAACTCTTTGAATACGAAAATGAAGTTATCGATACAAGTATCGAAGGTATTGATACACAAGTTCAAGATGAAGGATATATCACAACGTTGCAATTGATTGGTGTTGGCAAAACTGCTACTGCCATAGCAAGTATTAATGGATCTGTAACAAGTGGTTACATAAAACAGATATTCCTTAATGATGGTGGAGGTGGATATACTTCTCCCCCTACCATCACATTTAGTCCATCACCAACAGGTCAAATTGGTGATGTACCTACTGCAGAAAGTTTTTTAAAAACTAGTGGTGATGTTACTTCTGTTGATAGAATTTCTGTTACAAATTCTGGTGCCGGATATACAACTCCACCAACAATCACAATAACTGGTGGCGGTGGTGTTGGAGCAGCTGCAACTGCTTCTATCATAACTAGTGGTCAAGGTGTAATTAGATTTACTGTTACTGATGGTGGTGTTGGTTATGGGACTGTTCCAATTGTTACTGTTGCAGGTCCACCATCAAGTGGTATTGCTCATACAGCAGTTGGTATTGCATCTATTGGTAATGTAGGATCTAATATTGTAGTTAAATCCATTTACATCCAAGATCCAGGAAGAGGGTATAGTTCTTCTCCAGAAGTTACTATTGCGGATCCAGAAATAATATCTGGTGTTGGAACATCATATGTTGGTTTTGGAGGAACATATTTGTTTAATGAAATTATTATTGGTTCTAAATCTGGATTACAGGCAAGGGTTAAAGAGTGGGATCAAGATAACTTTACTCTGAAGATTGCAAATGTTGGCATAGGTATTACTAGACCTACATTCTATCCTGGAGAAAACGTGGTTGGTGAGGACTCTGGTGCATCATATCCAGTTAAGATTTATACAGAGGATGATACCTATGATAAATATACCGAGAACGATGAGTTTGAATCTGCAGCAGACGATATCTTAGACTTCACAGAATCCAATCCATTTGGTACATATTAATGTTAGGTTCATATTATTATCATGAAATAATTAGAAAAACGATTATATCGTTTGGAACATTATTTAACGATATCCATATCAGGCATACGGATGGTTCTGGTATTGATGCTAGTGATATAAAAGTTCCTCTCGCATATGGACCTAGCCAAAAGTTTTTGGCAAGAATAACACAACAAGCAGATCTGAATAAAGCAGTTCAGATTACAATGCCAAGAATGTCATTTGAGATGACATCAATACAATACGATTCTACTAGAAAATCAAGTTTAGTTCAAACATATAAAACTTGTGATGATGGTGGTAGAGCAAAAAAAGTTTTTATGCCTGTACCATATAATATTGGATTTGAACTTAATATTCTTTCAAAATTAAATGATGATGCTCTACAAATTGTAGAACAAATTTTACCATATTTCCAACCACATTTTAATTTAACTGTAGATTTAATTGATTCAATTGGAGAAAAAAGAGATATTCCAATTATTCTTGAATCTATAGGTTTTCAAGATGATTATGAAGGAAACTTTGATACAAGAAGATCTTTAATATACACACTACAATTTACAGCAAAAACTTATCTGTTTGGTCCCATTGCTGATAGTAGTGATGGTCTTATCCGTAAGGTTCAGGTTGATATGTACACAAGTACAGATATTAAGACCGCTAAGCGTGAGATGAGATATACAGTCACACCAACTGCTAAAGAGGACAAAAATAATGATGGTGTTATTAATGAAGCAGATCACAAACTTCTCCAACCTGGAGATAACTTTGGTTTCGATGAAGAATGGGAGTTCTTTGCCGATTCTAAAAATTACTCTCCCTCAAGACAAACTGACATCTAATAATTATGAGTGATAATTATGAATCCATTGACAACGCACTTGATATTGAAAGTAGCATTGTTGAATCTAAACCAATGAAACCTGTTCCTCCTAAGGTGGAAAAGGATGATATTAAAAAAGACTATGAGTACACAAGAGCAAACTTATATTCATTAATTGAGAAAGGTCAAGAAGCAATAAATGGTATTATGGAACTTGCAGGTGAAAGTGCAAGTCCTAGAGCATATGAAGTTGCTGGTCAATTAATTAAATCAGTTGCAGATACTACTGATAAGTTAGCAGATCTACAAAAGAAGTTAAAAGATCTAGAAGAAGATAATATTAAGAAAGGTCCAAATAATGTTACAAATAATGCTTTGTTTGTCGGATCAACAAGTGAGTTATCCAAACTACTGAAGCAAGGTTTTCTAAATAATACAGAAGATATCTCCAAATAATGGCAAAGAAATCCTGCAAAAGAGGATATTATTATTGTTATGCTTCTAGTAAGTGTAAAAAAATTCCTATGGGATATTTTGTTGGTATGGGTGGTTGGCTTCGTAAGGAAAAAGGTGATGATTCTGATGAAGAAACAAAAAATAATGGTAATGGAGGAAATGGAAATGGAAATCACTCAAATGGCAATGGAAACGGGGATGGCTCCTCTTCTGATGGAGGTGGTGAAAGCGGCGGAGGTGGCGTCTCTGAAGAATGGAGTGCAAAGTACAAAAAATCCATCGATTGTGACAATCCAAAAGGATTCTCTCAGAAATCCCATTGTAGGGGTAGGAAGAAAGTGAACGAAGAGAAGAAAGATCACGAGTATTCCATGGCTCGTTCAGAACTCAAAACTATTAAGAACGCTGCTTCCCGTCTTGAAAAGAAAATGGGTAAAAAGGGCGAAGGTGAACTTAAGGCGTGGGTTCAATCAAAAATTACCAAGGCAGCAGATTATATTGACACTGCAGCAGATTATGTAACTAATGAGGAAACTATTGCAGAAAAACGTGATGGTAAATCTGCTAAAGATAAAGGTTATTCTCTTAAAGATTGGTTCAAAGGTGGTGGTTGGGTTCAAGCAGGTGGTAAGTACGATGGAAAACCATGTGCCAAACAACCAGGACAAAAAACTAAACCATTTTGCCGTGATGCTGATGATCGAGCCAACATGAGCAAGAAAGAGAGAAGCAGAAGAGCAGCAAAGAAACGTAGAGAAGATCCAAACGCAAATAGGACAGGTAAAGCAAACATGGTATCAGCATCTTACTCAAACTGGAAACAAGACTTAAATCAACTAGATGAGGTCGCTCCATTAGTATATGCAGCAGGTGCTGCTGCTCTTGCTGCACCATACCTTATTAAAAAGTTTGTTAAACCAAAAGTAGATAAGATGCTTGATGGTACGACAAAAACTAAACCATTATCTAATTCAACATCAAAACCATCATCCCTTCAACAAGCACAACAAAATGCTAGAGATATTGGTAAGATGACAGGAACTTCTGGTTTGATGAATAAGACTATTAATACTTCAGATAAAATACAAACCAGATATGATCGTCTCAGAGATGCGATGAGACAATCAGGAATGAAAGGTGCGGATCAAAATATGAATATGCGTGGAGTTATGATGAAAAATTCATATCAACCAGAAGGTGGATTAGTTGATGAAGGAAATATTGGATACTCCAATCCATCAATCAATGGCAAACCCATTCTAGACCGTAAAGGCAAACCCGTGTCTTTCAATAAGGCAGAAACTGAGGATATGAATCGCTATAGGAGAGCAAGTAAAAAAGCGGGTAGAAAAATTTATGCAGATGAACCTTTACCTGAAGAAACTGAGATAGTAGATGAGGGTAAGAAAGATGCCTGCTACCATAAAGTCAAGTCCCGTTATTCTGTCTGGCCAAGTGCATATGCATCAGGCGCTCTAGTGAAGTGCCGTAAAGTTGGTGCTAAGAATTGGGGTAACAAGACCAAAAACGAAAGTTATGAGTTCTCCAACTGGAGAGATGATTTCCAGGCAACTGAAGTAGAATCGGTAGATTTGATTTCTAACGAACCACTTCAACCAACTCAAGGTCTTGGTAGTGATATGCTTGATGAGAAAAAAGATATACCATCAGATGTAAAGAATATCGCTAAAGAATTAGACAAAGCAGGTATTTCTGAAGAAAATATTAATGAGAAGTGTTGGAAAGGATATACCAAAAAAGGCATGAAGACTATGTTTGGAAAGAGGTATCCAAACTGCGTAAAGAAAGAAGAAGTTGAAATTCAAGAAGCAATTCCTGAATATGGGAAATATGATTCTGCTATGGACAAGATTAGAAAAAAATCTTTTACCGGACGAGAATTGATTAATGCATTAAAAACAGCTGCTAAATTGAGACCTACTGAAAAAAAAGTAGTGAGTGAAGACTGGCAGAAGTCGAACCGCAAAGATGGTGTTGATGGTATGAGTCAAAAATCTGTCAATGCTTATAAAAGTGAAAATCCAGGTTCAAAGTTACAGACTGCGGTAACTGGCAAAAATCCTAAAGGTAAAGACAAAAAGAGACGTAAGTCTTTCTGTGCCAGATCTAAGGGTCAAAAAGATATGCACAACATTGATTGTTCTAAGACACCAGATAAGAAAATCTGTAAGGCACGTAAACGTTGGAGATGTTGAATTAGGTTTTTATTATGAGTGAACAGTATCTTGGTAATCCCAATCTAAAAAAAGCAAATACGGCGGTCGAATTTAGCGAAGAGCAAATCATTGAATTTGTCAAGTGTAAGGAAGACCCTGTTTATTTTGCAAACAATTATATTAAAATTGTTTCTCTTGACGAGGGTCTTACACAATTTCATCCATATCATTTTCAGGAAAAATTAATCAACAACTTCCATGAAAATAGATTCAATATTTGCAAGATGCCAAGACAGACTGGTAAGTCTACTACTGTAATATCTTACCTTCTACATTACGCTGTTTTTAACGATAGTGTTAATATTGGCATCCTAGCAAACAAGGCAGCAACCGCAAGGGAACTTCTCAGTAGATTACAGACTGCATACGAGAACTTGCCTAAATGGATGCAACAGGGTATTATATCCTGGAACAAAGGATCTATGGAGTTAGAGAATGGCAGTAAGATATTGGCAGCTTCTACGTCTGCAAGTGCTGTCCGAGGCATGTCATTCAATATCCTCTTCCTCGACGAATTTGCATTCGTTCCAAACCATGTTGCAGACTCGTTCTTTGCATCTGTTTATCCTACTATTACTTCTGGTAAAAACACCAAAGTAATTATTGTATCCACGCCACACGGTATGAATCATTTCTACCGTATGTGGCACGACGCGGAGAAAGGTAAAAATGAATACATTCCAACTGATGTTCATTGGTCCGAGGTTCCTGGAAGAGATGATGTATGGAAAGAACAGACGATTGCTAACACATCTGAACAGCAATTCAAAGTCGAGTTCGAGTGTGAGTTTCTTGGTTCTGTCAATACCCTTATAAATCCATCAATCCTAAAAAATCTCATTTACGAAGATCCTATTCAAAGGAATGCAGGTTTAGATGTCTACGAAAAAAAGCAAGAGGAACACAACTACCTTCTTACTGTTGACGTTGCTCGTGGGTTGGGCAACGATTATTCTGCATTTATCGTTGTTGATATTACAGAGTTTCCCTACAAGATAGTAGCGAAGTATAGAAATAATGAAATAAAACCGATGTTGTTTCCCAACATCATTCAACAAACAGCAAAAGCATATAATGATGCTTGGGTACTTGTAGAAGTTAATGATATTGGAGAGCAAGTAGCAAGTATTCTCCACTATGACCTAGAATATGAAAATATGCTGATGGCAGCAATGAGAGGTCGTGCTGGACAAGTTGTTGGTCACGGGTTCTCAGGTAAAAAATCACAGATGGGTGTTAGAACAACGGCACAAGTTAAAAAACTTGGTTGTTCAAACTTAAAACTGTTAATTGAAGATTTTAAATTACTTACACTCGACTATGAAATAATTTCAGAGTTAACGACATTTGCTCAGAGACATAATTCTTTTGAAGCAGAAGAAGGTTGTAATGATGACCTTGCAATGTGTCTTGTTATCTTTGCTTGGTTGGTAGCACAAGACTACTTCAAGGAAATGACTGATAATGATATTCGTAAGAGAATATATGAAGAGCAGAAAAATCAGATAGATCAAGATATGGCACCATTTGGATTCTTAGATGATGGTATTAACGATATGACAGGATCATTTACAGATAAAGATGGTGACCGTTGGCATACTGATGAGTATGGTGACGTAGCACAAATGTGGGAATATCATTAATGGACTTAGATGATCAATTAAAACTTGGACATCTTCTCCTTTATGAGAGAAAGTGTAGGAAATGTGGTGTGATTAAAAATCTTATTGATGGGTTTTACAGGACTAGAAAAGATAGAGGACCTGTTGCATCTTCATATTCTTATGAGTGTAAGGAATGTACTAAAAAACGTGTAAAAACAAGCAGCGATTTCTGGGAATATCCCGATTGGTAGATATCACGGCTAGATTCCCCAATGAAAAGCACCTTTTTAATAAATAATTCCAGGTAATTTGGACCAAGGAGAACAAAAAGATGCCTCTAAACTTAGCATCTCCTGGAATTGTAGTAAGAGAAGTAGACTTAACTATTGGAAGAGTCGATTCAGTCTCTGGTTCGATTGGGGCACTTGTTGCTCCTTTCGCAAAGGGACCTGTTGATCTGCCTCAGTTGATAGAAAATGAGGATGATCTCTTAAACACTTTCGGTAGACCATACTCAACAGATAAGCACTATGAGAACTGGATGGTTGCATCATCCTATCTCGCATATGGTGGTGTTCTTAGAGTTTCTAGAGCTGATGATCAGCAACTTAAGAATTCATTTGTAGGTGCAGCTTCAAGCATTAAGATCAAGAGCACCGAACACTATGAGCAACTCGGTTACGATGAGAATGCAATTACTAATGTAACTGTTGTTGCCAGAAACCCAGGCACTTGGGCAAATGATGTCAAAGTTGCTATCATTGATAGTAGAGCAGATCAGATTCTTACTGGTATTTCTACAAGCAACGTTACTGTTGGTTGTGGATTTACCGCTGAAGTTCCTGCAGGTACAATTCTTCCTGGTAGCGGAACAACTACAGTTTTAGATGGATATTTCCAAGGAGTTATTACAGGAGTTGGACAAACTGCTCTCGATCTGAAACTTGTTAAGCATGTCTCAGATGCTGGCGTAGTTGCTGATGTTGATTATCAGCAAAATGGTGTCTATGCACTACCAAATACTGGAAATGTTGCAATTCACACAGCAGGTGTCTCAACACCTTTTGTAACTGCTGCATATACAGGAGAGAGTGATTGGTTTGAAAATCAAGAAATCGAACTGAGTGTCGGTAAACTTGAATGGGATCAGTTATCCAATCGTCCTGGAACTTCAGCATATGCCTCTGCTAGAGGTAGTAGATTTGATGAAGTCCACGTTGTTCTTATTGATGATAAAGGAACGATTACGGGCAATGCTGGTACTATTCTTGAAAAGCATTTAAATCTTTCCAAAGCAAAAGATGCTGAGTTCTCTGTAGGTTCTACTGCTTACTGGAGAAAATATCTTTACACCAACTCTCGTTACATTTTCGGTGGTTCTGCACCAACTGGATCAACAGCAACTGCTTTTAGTGATAATGGTGTTGCAGAACTAGAACTCGATTCAGATACTGGTTGGGATCAAAACGCAGATGGTGTAAACTTTGCTGGATGTGGTTCAAAAACATTAACTCTTGGGGGTGGTCTTAACTATCAAGGTAAGACTGATCTTACTACTGCAAATGCACTTTATTCTGGTCTTGATGATATCATTTCAGGACTTAACAAATTTGAGAATACTGAAGAATATGAAGTAGATTTCATTTTGATGGGTTCTGCAAACTATTCTAAATCAGAAGCTCAGGCACTTGCTAATAAGTGCATTGCAGTTGCTGAAGCAAGAAAGGATGCGGTTGCATTCATCACGCCATATAGAGGTGCATTTATTACAGATAATTCGGTTGGTAGCGTAACTGTCAATGATATTGACAAAACTACCGAAAATGTACTGGGTTTCTATGCACCAATTACTTCAACTACTTACGGAATTTTCGATAGTGGTTACAAGTACATGTATGATCGTTTTAATGATACCTTCAGATATGTTCCTTTGAATGGAGATATTGCTGGTACTTGTGCCAGAACCGACATTCAACAGTTCCCATGGTTCTCACCTGCAGGAACTTCTAGAGGTACTATTCTTAATGCTGTAAAACTGGCATACAATCCAGGTAAAAAACAAAGAGATCTTCTGTACTCTAGCAGAATTAACCCAGTTATCTTCTCCCCTGGAGCAGGAATTATCCTCTTCGGTGATAAGACTGGATTTGGTAAGTCTTCTGCGTTCGATAGAATCAACGTCCGCCGCTTGTTCATCTTCCTGGAAGATGCAATCTCTGCTGCTGCAAAAGACTTCCTCTTCGAGTTCAATGACGAAATCACAAGAACTAACTTTGTGAATATTGTTGAACCATTCCTCCGCGATGTTCAGTCAAAGAGAGGTATCTTTGATTACGTCGTAATCTGTGACGAAACCAACAACACCGCTGCTGTCATTGACAACAACGAGTTTGTTGCTGACATCTTTATCAAACCTGCAAGATCGATCAACTTCATCGGTCTTACCTTCATTGCCACCAGAACTGGTGTTGACTTTGAAGAAGTTATCGGATCTGTTTAATTTACTTAAAGGTTAGCTCAAATGCCATCTAGAAATCAAATTAACCCACCTTCCTTAAGGAAAATTACAGACTTCAAGAGTAAATTAACTGGTGGTGGCGCTCGCGCCAATCTCTTCGAAGTTATCCTTACATTCCCCGATGCAGCAGCACCCGACTCGGTAGTTCTTGATAAATCAAGATTCCTTGTCAAAGGTGCCAATCTACCAGCATCAAACATTGCTCAGATTGAAGTTCCTTTTAGAGGAAGAAGTCTGAAGATTGCTGGTGACAGAACGTTCGATTCTTGGACTGTTACTGTTATCAACGATACAGACTTTGCCATTCGCTCTGCCTTTGAGCGTTGGATGAACACAATCAACAGAGTATCTGATAATACTGGTCTGGTCAATCCAGCAGATTATCAGTCTGATGCATATGTTTATCAGTTAGATCGTGATGGTTCTACCCTTAGATCTTATCGCTTCTATGATGTTTTCCCAACTCAGGTAGCACCTATTGAACTCTCTTATGATAATGGAACTGGTATTGAAGAGTTCACTGTTGAACTTCAGGTTCAGTGGTGGGAAGCATATAAAGGCACTGGTGCAAATGCTGGTGGTGAGGACATCAACTAAATAGAAGAAGGAAAAGATACTTAATTACTTATTATGGCCAAACTTTTTGGTTTTTCTATTGACAAAAATCAAGATAAGTCACCTTCAATTGTCTCCCCCGTTCCTGAAACTAATCAGGACGGGGTTGATAATTATGTCAGCAGCGGATTTTACGGTCAATATGTTGATATCGAAGGTGTTTATAAAACAGAGCATGATTTAATAAGAAGATATAGAGAAATGGCACTTCATCCTGAAGCGGATGGTGCTATTGAAGATGTTGTTAATGAAGCAATTGTTAGCGACCTTTATGATTCTCCCGTAGAGATTGAACTCTCAAACGTTGGTGTTAGCGAACCTCTAAAAAAGAAAATTAGAGATGAGTTCAGATATCTCAAAGAAATTTTAGATTTCGATAGAAAGTCGCACGAAATTTTCCGCAATTGGTATGTTGACGGAAGACTTTACTACATGAAAGTCATTGATATGAAAGCCCCTCAAGAGGGAATTAAAGAACTTAGATATATTGATCCGGTTAAAATTAAATATATCCGTAAAGAGAAGAAAAATCCTAACGCAAGATTTGATAATGGTATTGTAAGAGTTAATAAGCAAGACGACAATCTTGCAAAGGCACCAGAGTTTGAGGAATATTTTCAATATACACCATCTCCAAGTGCAACTGGTGGACTTGCAATGAGTCGTGGTTCGGCAAAATCTGTTAAGATTGCCAAAGATTCTATTACATATTGTACTTCTGGTTTAGTAGATAGAAATAAGAATACAGTTCTTTCATATCTTCACAAATCAATCAAGGCACTCAATCAACTGAGAATGATTGAGGATTCATTGGTTATCTATCGTCTCTCTCGCGCACCCGAGCGTCGTATTTTCTATATTGACGTTGGCAATCTTCCAAAAGTAAAGGCAGAGCAATACCTCAAAGAGGTTATGTCTCGCTACAGAAATAAACTTGCATATAATGCACAGACTGGTGAAGTCCGTGATGATCGTAAATTTATGTCTATGATGGAAGATTTTTGGTTACCTCGCCGTGAAGGTGGTAGAGGAACTGAAATCACAACTCTTCCTGGTGGTCAGAATTTGGGAGAACTCTCAGATATTGAATATTTCCAGAAGAAACTCTACAGAGCACTTGGAGTTCCAGAATCAAGAATTGCTGCCGATGGTGGATTTAATCTCGGTCGTTCTTCGGAAATTTTAAGAGATGAACTCAAGTTTGCTAAATTTGTTGGTCGTCTGAGAAAGCGTTTTGCTCAGATGTTCAATGATATGCTCAGAACTCAATTAATTCTGAAAAACATCATTACTCCATCTGATTGGGAAGTAATGAAAGATCATATTCAATATGATTTCATTTATGATAATCAATTTGCAGAATTAAAAGAAAAAGAACTGGTAGAGGGTAGACTTACTCTTCTTTCGCAAATTGAACCATTCATAGGTAAATACTATTCTACAGAATACGTTCGTAAGAGAATTCTTCGCCAAACTGATGGTGAAATTGATGAAATTGATAATCAAATTGAAGATGAAATTGCAAAAGGAATTATTCCAGATCCATCAACTGTAGATCCCATAACTGGTCAACCACTTCCACAACCTGAAGGTTCTGGTATGGAAGGAATGGGTATGGATCCAACAGGAATGGGTAACATTCCCAATGATGAAGATCCAGATTCTAATGCTGCAGCAATTGTAGATGCACAATATCAGCAAGACACCAAAAAGGCTGAATTATAAATATATTATATTACATATTGATTTTTCATGGAAGATGTTATTGACCTGATCGCTACCGGCGGATCCCAGTCCGATGTTAGCGATAAAATGAAGGAAGTTTTGTTTGCAAAAGCATCAGAACGCATTGATATTGCTAGACCTTATGTTGCTAACGCTATGTTTGGTCAAGAATTTGAATATCCGGAAGTGGAAGAAACTAAGGATGAGACTGAGGTTGAAGCGGAAGCGGAAACTGAAGTTGGTGATGAAGTAAAAACTGAACCAGAAGAGGATTCTGAGTAATGGCATACATTCGTCACGACGAAAACTGCAATCCTGTTTCTCCTCAACCAGGAAAAACATCAGTCACACAATTTGGTGGCAATGAAGGGTGGTCAAGTGTTACTTATGAAAACTTCAATGCGGACTATCAAGCCCGTAATGCTGATAACACACCTAGAACTCCTGGAACATATCAAGCAAGAAATGCTGATAATTCTCCCAGGACACCTGGAACATATCAACGTCATGATGAAAACTGCAATCCAGTAACAGGTTAAAAAAATGAAACTTATCACAGAAGAAGTAACAAACGTACAGATTATTACCGAAGGTAAGGGTTCTAATAAGAGACTTTATATTGAAGGTGTATTCCTTCAAGGTGAACTCAAGAACCGTAATGGAAGAATGTATCCCATTACTACCCTTTCCAAAGAAGTAGATCGCTACTGCGAAGCTTTCGTTAATAAGGGTCGTGCTCTTGGTGAACTTGGTCATCCTGATGGACCTACCGTCAATCTTGATCGTGTTTCTCATAAAATTACTTCTTTAGTAAGAGAAGGTAATAACTTTAAAGGAAAGGCACAAATTCTTTCCACCCCTATGGGCAAAATTGCGTCTTCCCTTCTCGATGAAGGTGTTATGCTTGGCGTTTCTTCTCGCGGTGTTGGTTCACTCCAAACTACCAGTGAAGGATGTAAGATTGTTGGTGAAGATTTTCAGTTAGCAACTGCTGCTGATATCGTTGCTGATCCTTCCGCTCCTGATGCATTTGTCAATGGAATTATGGAAGGTAAAGAATGGGTTTGGGAAGGAGGAATCCTTCGTGAACATCTTGCTGAAATGACCAAGAAGAGAATTAATACTCTCGTAGATCAAAGACAACTTGAAGAGAAAAAATTGGATCTATTCAATAATTTCCTCTCAAATCTTTGAATTATAAATAAATACATGTAATTAACCAAATATTAATTATATCAAATGTCCGCTGGTAACAATTTACAAGAAATGGAAAACGTAGTAACCAAAGGGGCTGCACCTGCTGAGATCATGCCTTCGGCTGGAATTCCAGTTGAAGATCTTGGCGGTCCTACTCCCGAGAATTCAAGACCCGATGATGACTCTAACAAGCTAAAGGATCCTGTAGGTACCCTCAAGCAAGTTAAAGATGTTGTTAACGCTAAAGCTGCTCCTGCTGAAGAAGTAGAAGTAGACGAAACACAGGAAGTAGTTTCCGAAGCAGAAACAACCGAAGAAAATGTTGTATCTGAAGAGGAAGTAGCAACTGAAGAAGTTGTTGCCGAAGCGGAAGAAACTGAAGAAGAACTCGTCGAAGAAGAAAGCATCGACATCGAAGCAGATGTGCAGGCACTTCTTGAAGGTGAAGAACTTTCTGAAGAGTTTGAAGAAAAAGCACGTACAATCTTTGAAGCCGCAGTTAAGACTAAGGTTTCTGAGATGCAAGCATCCCTCCACGAAGCATATGAAAATGCTCTCGTTGAAGAGGTTGCTTCTATCAGAACTGAACTTTCTGAGCGTACTGATTCTTACCTTGAGTACGTTGCTGATGAGTGGTTCTCCGAGAACGCACTCGCAGTTGAGCAAGGTCTCAAGTCCGAAATTACCGAATCATTCCTTGATGGAATGAAGAGTCTTTTTGAAGATCATTATGTAACTATCCCTGAAGAAAAATATAATGTGCTTGAAAGCATGGTAGATAAATTAGATGAAATGGAAGGCAAACTCAATGAGCAGATCGAACGTAATGTCGCTCTGAATCGTAGATTGGCCGAGTCCTCTGCAGACGTTATTTTTGCAGAAGTCACTGAGGGTCTTGCAGACACTCAAAAAGACAAGCTCGCTACTCTTGCAGAAAATGTTGAGTTTGAAAGTGAAGCAGACTATCGTGAGAAGCTTGTAACTCTGAAGAAGTCTTACTTCCCAGAGCAAAAGAGCACTCCAAGCACCTCTGAGAATATTTCAGAAGAGGTTTCTACCGACGAGGTAATCTCCGAAGAGGTTTCCCCAATGATGCAAGCCTATCTGCAAACTCTTTCTAGAGCTGCTAAACAGTGATTTTAAATCATAAATTCAAACTATAACTTTTTTAAAAAAATGCAAATGCCTAACTCAGAGGTTCTGCAGGAAAAGTGGGCACCCATTCTCGACTATGAGGGAATGGATCCAATTAAGGATTCCCACCGCAGAGCTGTTACCGCTGTTCTCCTAGAGAACCAAGAAGCAACACTTCGTGAGGAGCGTGAGTTCCTTTCCGAAGGTCCTACCAACGCTGTTGGTAATGGTGGATACACCTCCGCCGGCGGACAGAATGTTGCTGGTTTCGACCCCGTTCTGATCTCCTTGATCAGACGCGCAATGCCTAACTTGGTCGCATATGACCTCGCAGGTGTTCAACCAATGTCCGGTCCTACTGGACTCATTTTCGCAATGCGTTCCAAGTATTCCACTCAAGGTGGATCGGAAGCATTGTTCGACGAAGCAGATACCGCATTCGCAGGTCAGTCTGCTGCTGCTGGTGCGCTCACTAACGGCATGTCTGGCGCTGCTGTTGGTATGGGTACCGACGCACAAGCAGGCAACAATCCTGGTCTCCTTAACCCTGAGTCTGGTCAAACTGGAACCACCTACAACGTAGGTCAGGGTATGCGTACCGACGACGCCGAAAATTTAGGCGACGGTTCAGGTGCATTCAACGAAATGGCATTCTCGATCGAGAAGGTCACCGTTACTGCTAAGAGCCGTGCTCTGAAAGCAGAATACTCCTTAGAACTCGCGCAAGACCTCAAGGCAATCCACGGTCTGAATGCTGAAGCCGAACTGGCTAACATTCTCTCCACCGAAATCCTTGCAGAGATCAACCGCGAAGTCATCAGAACCATCTATAACGTTGCTGAGTCTGGTGCTCAAGCAAACGTTGCTTCTGCTGGTACTTTCGACCTCGACGTTGATTCCAACGGACGTTGGAGTGTTGAGAAGTTCAAAGGACTGATTTTCCAAATCGAGCGCGATGCTAACGCAATCGCACAAAGAACTCGTCGTGGAAAGGGCAACATGATCCTCTGCTCCGCAGACGTTGCTTCTGCTCTGACCATGGCAGGCGTACTCGACTACACCCCCGCACTCAACGCTGGTCTTAACGTTGATGACAGTGGCAACACCTTCGCTGGTGTTCTTGCTGGTAAGTATCGTGTCTACATCGATCCTTACGCCGCAAACAGTGCAGCTGCTCAGTACTACGTTGCTGGTTACAAGGGTGCATCCCCATATGACGCAGGTCTATTCTACTGCCCATATGTTCCTCTCCAGATGGTTCGTGCCGTTGGACAGGACACCTTCCAACCCAAGATTGGCTTCAAGACCCGCTACGGTATTGTTGCTAACCCATTCGCAGAAGGCACCAACGTTGGCGCAGGCGCTCTTACCAAGAACGCTAACCGCTACTACAGACGTGTCCGCGTTAACAACCTCATGTGATCCATCGGATACACATTTTACAGAGGGTCCTTCGGGACCCTCTTTTTTTATCTAAATACAAATAAAATTACTGATGTCCAATTGTAGTTGGCCAAACCAAATTAGCAATAGAAACTTTCTTTCTGGGATAGGTTTCAAGTTCAATCTTGGAAAATATCCTAAAGTAGATTTTTTCTGTAATAGTGCTAGAATACCAGAAATTACATTATCAACTCAAATACAACCAACTTACTTAAAAGATATTGATGTACCTGGAGAAAAGATTACATATGGTGATCTGACACTTCAGTTTTTGGTTGATGAGAATATGGAAAATTATAAAATAATCTATGATTGGATTGTTGGTCTTGGTTTTCCAGAAACCACACAGCAATTTAAAGATTTAATTTCAAATAAAGACGATGTAACCCAAGGTCCAGATTTAATGGAACAGTTTGCTGATGGGACACTTCGTATTCTTAATAGCAACTTTAATGAGGTCGCTAGAGTAAAATTCTTGGATATGTTTCCAGTATCACTCAGTTCTCTTGATTTTGATGCAACATCAACTGATGTGAACTACTTTACAGCACAGGCAACTTTCAAGTATACTGTATATCAACTGACTTCTTCTGTTTAATGGATCTTGAAAAAATTCAGGAAATGTGGCAAAAAGATGCTGTCATAGATCCCGATAACCTACATGAGGAATCTTTAAAGATTCCACAACTTCATTCAAAGTATTATACAGTATACAATACTATAACATTACTGAGAGAGAAAGCAAGAGGGCAATATAACAAAGTAAAACTTGAACGTCATAACTTTTAC